CTTGCAGCGGCAAAAGCAGCTAAACCAAAAGAAATTATAAGATACATTCCTCGACCACAACGCGGTGGAGGTCGTAATGGTGGCGGCGGCGGAGGCGGCGGTGGCGGCGGCGGTCGCGGTTGTTTTGTTAAAGGCACTATGATTGAAATGGCAGATGGTTCTGAAAAAGAAATTACATCAATAGATGTTGGTGAAGAGACAAGGGGCGGAACAGTTTTAGCTCTCATGAAGTTTTTACCAGAAAGCATATACAACTACAAAGGAGTTAAAGTTTCTGGGTCGCATTGGGTTATTGAAGACAATCAGTTTATTGAAGTTGAAAATAGTAAACGTGCTGTAGCAACTGATGTGATTGAAACTGTGTATTGTTTTAAAACGTCAAAAAACCGAATATGGGTTAACGGTGTTGAGTTTGGTGATTTTGAAACAGGGTCAGATGAGGACTGGGCACCACACTTTGAATTTGTAAAACAAAAATTAAACAAGCAGCTACGAGAAGCTAGAAAGTAATGACGACAGCAGAGGGGATATTATCGACGACTGCTGCGAGAGCAGCGCCGAAAATCGCATCGGGCATTGGGTCAAGAGCCTTGACTTTAGGACTAGGAACTCCTGCTCTTATGTATGATGTGATGGCAGGCAACACAGGAGAAAGAGATGTTGTTTATGGATTTCATCCTTCAGAATTAGGCCCTGGTGCAGAAAGATTTGGTCTTGATCCAAAAGAACCCATACCAGAAATGGGAGGTTACAGTTACGACGAACTCGTTAATGACCCAGACTATATCGCATTGGCAAAAGAGTATAACATGCCTGTTCAAACTTTAATTGCAGAATATCTAATGGACACACTTGTTATACCTAAACAAGGGCCAAAAACTCCTTCTGCTTTCACTATGGAAGAGTTAGAAGAACTTTATGGTGACACGCCCTTTTTTCAAGAGTATAAAGAAAATGTGCCCCTTGGTGACAAATTGACTAGGGGTGTTGACCGTGTTCTTGGAGGGATTGGGTCGTTGTTAAACCCTCTCGGAAAATTTGAACAGGAGTAATTATGCCAATTGATAAAGACATGCCACTAACAGAACAAATGAAATTTGATTTAGAGGCAGAAAATTTTTCACCCGAAGAAATAGAACTAGTTGAAGGCGATGCGCAGTTAGACGAAGACGGTGGCGCCACTATATCGTTTGGTGCACAAATGCAAGCACCGCAAGGTCATTTTTCTAATTTAGCAGAAACTATGTCCGATGGTGAGTTAGCCATGATTGCTGATGAGTTATTGGAAGCATACGAAGGAGACAAAGAAGCGCGATCAGACTGGTCTTCAACTTATGCTGAGGGACTTAGTTTAATGGGACTTAAATCAGAAGATAGAACAGAACCTTTTCCTGGTGCGTCAGGAGTATCTCACCCGCTTCTTGCAGAATCTGTTACACAGTTTCAAGCACAGTCTTACAAAGAATTATTTCCTGCAGGTGGACCTGTAAAAACGCAAATTATGGGAGCGCCTAATCCTCAAACAGAGGCGCAGTCAAAAAGAGTTAAACAGTTTATGAATTATCAACTTACTCACGTTATGGAGGAGTACGAACCCGAGCTGGACCAGATGCTTTTTCATCTCCCCCTTTCCGGCTCGGCGTTTCGTAAAATTTATTTTGATGACAAATTAGGTAGACCTGTTTCTAAGTTTGTTTCGTCAGAAGACCTCGTGGTGCCTTACGACTCTACAGATTTGACAACGTGTATGCGGATCACTCACGTCATAAAAATGCCAGCAAACGATGTTAGAAAATATCAAGCGTCTGGTTTTTATCGAGACATGGAGTTAGCTGAAGTTTACGACAACGAAAGTGACGAAGTGCAAGACAAGATCGATGAGTTAGATGGAGCAAAAAGAGTTTACACAAAAGACAACATTCACACAATTTTAGAAATGCATGTTGACCTTGACCTGCCAGGTTACGAGGATGCCAATCAGGCAGGTGAAAACTCTGGAATAAGTTTACCCTACATCGTAAGTATAGATGAGAACTCCTCAAAAATTTTATCCATTAGAAGAAACTATGAAGAACAAGATCCACTTAAAATTAAAAAACAATATTTCGTACATTACAAGTTTCTTCCCGGCCTTGGCTTCTATGGCTTTGGTCTTATTCACATGTTGGGTGGTTTATCAAAGTCTGCAACCTCCATACTACGTCAACTCATCGATGCTGGTACACTCGCCAACTTACCATCTGGATTTAAGGCACGTGGGTTACGCATACGGGATGACGATCAGCCACTAGTCCCTGGAGAGTTTAGAGATGTAGATGCTCCTGCTGGAGAAATTAGTAGCTCTTTAGTTCCACTACCATACAAAGAACCATCGGGCACACTTTTTCAATTACTAGGTTTTGTCATAGAAAGCGGCAAATCTTTTGCAGCTGTGGCTGATATGAAACTTGGTGAGGGCAACGAAGTTAATCCCGTAGGCACAACAATGGCCTTGCTTGAGCGTGGCATGAAGGTAATGTCGGCTATTCACAAAAGAATGCATGCGGCACAAGGCAAAGAATTTAAATTGCTTGCAAAACTTTTTGCAGACACATTGCCCCCTGTTTATCCGTATCAAGTCGTGGGTGGTAATCAAGCAATCAAGGCACAAGACTTTGATGCTCGTGTTGATGTAATACCTGTTTCTGATCCAAACATTTTTTCAGTAACACAACGTGTGACATTGGCACAACAACAATTACAACTAGCACAAGCGGCACCACAAATGCACAATGTGTACGAAGCGTATCGTAGAATGTATGAGGCTATGGGGGTTCAAAACATAGAAGCTCTAATGCCTCCACCACCACAGCCACAACCAAAAGATCCTGCACTAGAAAATGCAGAGTTGACAGCTGGTATGACAGCACAAGCATTTCCTGGCCAAGATCACGATGCACATATCGTATCTCACATTGCTTTGCTTGGAAGCTTGGTCGTAAAGTCTAACCCACAAGCATTTGCAAATACACAAGCACACATCATGCAACACATATCTTTAAAAGCTCAAGAGGAAGTGCAAAAACAAATGGCACCTCAGATGCAACAAATGCAGTTGGCGCAACAAGGACAGCCGATGTCTCCACAACAACAGCAAACTATGCAACAAATGATGTTAGACATGCAAACGAGAGTGGCACAAAGACAGGCAGAACTGATTACAGAATTTATGGAAGACATAGACGACCTGTCTTCAGCAACACAAGAAGACCCGTTAGTTAAATTAAAAGAACAAGAGCTGCAAATTAAAGCTCAAGAAACACAGCAAGATTTAAAAGAGGCGCAAGCTAAACTTTCTGTTGAAAAAGAAAAAATGGAAAACAAAGAAAAAACAGATGCAGCGAAAATAAAACAACAAAAAGACGCTGTTGCTCTTAGATCTGCGATTGCCATAGAAAAACTAGAACGAGAGTCTCAACAAAAAGTCTTAGACAAAGCAGAGAAGATAACTAAAAACATACAGGATACATTTAACAAGGGAGTCTAATTATGCAGGGTCAAAGTCAAAGAGGAGGACTTAGAGGAGGTAAAAGAGGTAAATCTTCAGGCGGCCAGGGACAAAGTCAAAGAGGAGGACTTAGAGGGGGACAGAGGGGAAAACCGTCTGGAGGAACTCCAACTAAAAGCCCTACACGAACTAAAACATCTCCGACAAAACAAGATAGAACAAAAGAATTAAAAGCTTTAGACAAAATTCGTTTTGATAAAAAGACAGCGTTTCAGACTAAAAAAGGATTTTTAACAGACAAGTTTGGAAATCTTGTTAGAAGTAAACGACAAGTCGATCGATTTAATAAACAAAAAGCTCTTACTAAGTTTAAAAGAGAAAATCCAAATTTAGTTAAAGAACGACAGTCGTTGTTAGACAAAGCAAAGAAAAATAAAATTTCAAATACCGAACTTGATAGGCTAGGTATTTTAAATCAACAGTTTCAAAAAAACCCAACTGTAGGAATGGGTCCTATTGAGTCCACTCGTTATGCGTTTACAAACCAACAATTTAAAGATGATTTAGCAAAAGCAAGAAGAACTTTTAGTGAGATACCAACTCCGTTTAATATTGCTAGAAGACTGGCAACTGGAATCGCTGGTCAATTTGCACCTAAAACACAGGTTGCAGAAGCTCAAGCCATTCAAGCACAACAGCCAGATGTTTATGGACTTAATGCCTTAGCAAGTCGCTTTAATCAAGGGGGAAGAGTTCAAATGGGACATGGAGGCATGATGCCCATGTCAGGAATGATGATGAGTCAATCTCCAACAGTCATAATGAATGTTGCAAACTCTGGCATCGGTGGTATATTAGACAAGTTCAAACAGATTAGATCGGAAATGTAGCATGAGAAAAAGAAAAACGACAGGCGGAAGACTTAATTTAAAAAAAATGTCAGAAGCGATGCGGAAAGTAACAGGGAAAGGTCGTAAAAGAAGAGCGGGACCA